CCCCTTGTGATATCGCGCTTGGTTAGGCTCATCTATTACATATATGGCTTTCGGGGCGCGCGCCACGATATACCCCACAATCTCCCCCCCCAGGCGTTTGACTTCTGCAACAATGCTCTTGCGCATTTCTCCGGTGCGTGGGTACGGCACCGTTATCTCTCCCGAGTTGATGGCCCACATCAGCCATCTGAATTGCTTGGAAGACTTGATAAACGGGAGCATAGACTTCCCAGACGGTGGCGGATCTGGTGGTAGCTGCTCAACAAACCGTTTAGCCGCATCCTCCAGCGTATCCGCTATGCCATCGTTGACCCAGTCTGATATCTTGCCAAGACGCTTAGTCAACTCTGTTACGCCCTCGTATCGCACTTCCACGCTTATACCTCGTCCGCCGATATGTCGCTTGAGTAGCCGTCGATGCGTGTCAACGCAGATGTCGTTACAGTCCCGCCACCAGTAGAGCGCCCGTAGTCCTTGCGCCACTTCTCAGCAAGCGTCTGATACCGCGCTGCCTTCTGGCTGTACATCATGCTGATCTTCTCGTTCTTCTCGTCCACTTCCTGAGCAAACAGCGCGGCCATAGCTTCGTATACCGCCGCAACAGCCCGCTGCCAGTTGCCCTCTGCCGTCACCAGCCCGTCGATCTCAGCATCGGAGAAGTTGTAACCGCCCGGCTTAATACCGGCGTCTGGCGCGTTGGAGGTATCTCCTGTATAAAAGCGCACCTTGTCTCTATTGGTCGCTAGCGTGCCCAGGTAGGTGAATGCCATTACGACACCCACATTCCGATGTGAATAGTCAGATCGTCGGCCGCAGCGTAGTCTGGTGTGCTTGCATTGGCCACTAGCCGAAAGTACAGTTTTCCGGTTAGTAGGTTCCCAAAGCAGATCGGACGTCCTGTTTTGACATCAACCGCATCCGTCAGAGAATAAGCATCGTCGCCCGATGCATCGTAGTCAGCAGCTAGGATGCTCACGCACCCAAGAGTCTTGAGTAGATCGGCCAGTGTCGGCGCGAATGCGGCGGCGTCGGCGATAGTAGTCGGAGCCGCGTCGTAGACGTACAGCAAAAACGGTTCTGACTGCGACGCCGCATCCACAACGCGCACCCATTCAAGCTGTCCACCACCTTGGATCTGATCTATTGCATCACTCGTAAGAGTTCCACCCAGCACGTCGCTGGCGTCGTAAGCGTTGAGCGTTACCGTTATCGGAACCTCTACAACCCGAAAGCGCATGTTTTGTGTCATTTGCTACCCTCCGGGGGGTGCTGAGTTATTCCCCAGCACCCCCTCCGCATTGCGGCTTCTAGCCGTTAAGCATTCACTGCAATCGCGATACCACCACCGGTTGCCGGTGCTGCTGTCGTGTGATAAACATGCGTTACAACATCAGCCCAAGCGGTTGCCCCGATCATGATCTCGTCACGCAGCAAGACATAATGCGATCCGGTCTGCGCAATGTTGAACACGTCTGTCGATCCTGCGGCCCAGTTCACAGACTGATTAAAGAAGATGCAACGGTCAAACAAGATCAGGCTTAGTCCGCCAGTACCGGCCGGGAGACTGACCAGGAAGTTCCCAGTCGTCTCTGAGTAGTGCTGGATGCGGCACCCTTCGAACGTGTTAGCACCGTTCGAGATAATCAGCGGCGCGTTGGTAGAACTCATAGCGAGCTGAACAGAGCCGATGGTGCAATTGCGGAAGAAGTTCTCGGCCCCGCTGACAGTCAAGCAATACGAGGTCGCTTTATTAGCCGAGCTCGCGTTGTTCATGCCGTTGAAGTACACATTCTCAAAGTAGTTGTATGGACCACTGACCAAGACACCACCAGATGCCCCAGCATACGAGTTCTGAACCTGGAAGTTCTTGAAAATGCAACCCTTAGCTGTGATAGTCAGCGCTGGAGCTGCCGCTGTTGAGTTGATCCGGCAGCGCTGGCCGATACCAGGAAATGGCGCGCCAGTTCCGATTAAGTGCGTATGGTCCTTATCCCACGTGATGGTTGATGCGGTAGAGTCCGAAGTGTCGGAAGGCATCCAGATAACCGTGTCGTGCCGCTCCGCAACGCAACGATCCTCTGCCTCTGCCAACGAAGCAAGGGCGCCATCAGGAGTATCGCCGTCGTTGCCGTCGTTGCCGAGCGCGCAGTTTACAAAGTAGTATTTGCTACTAGGCCCAAACGGTAAGCCCGTCATCGTCGGAACGCCCCCATACTGATAGAGGCCGTCTGAAAAAGTCGTCATGTCAGCCTCCTTTAGGCATTATTCCCGTAGATCCAGCGCCAATCCGACCAGCCCAGACTGTAGCGCATGTAAGCACGCCAGCCCGCGCTCATCGTCTTGTCTTCCACAATTGGATTGATGCTCAGCGGAACGCGGTTGAACCAGTCAAGCGACTGGCGCATCAGGTTCGTGTCAACCATGAACCAGTAGGTGCTGTCGGTCAAATACGGCCACTCGAAGATCTGCCACTGCTCGCCAGCGCGAGGGTTAAGATCGTTGTTCGCCCCACCCGGCTTTTGGAGAGTGTTCAGGATTACGCGCGCCTCGTCTCCCTTTCCAGGAGGCACGATCAAGCCGTTGGGTGTAACACCCATCGCGTTCCCGTTGTCATCCGTGAACGCCATCATGGCCTCGCGCACGGTAGCCACATTGTCAAACGTCAGTGCATAGGTGCCCTCGTTATTCTGTGTAGCGCCGGTCTTCTGCGGGCTATTGGGATGAGCAGCCGAGCACAGTCCGACACCGTCTGGCCCAGCATAGGGGGCACTGTCGGTGAATGCATTGTTGAAGATTTTGGCCGCGTCTGTCTCACGTTTCAAAGCCGCGCTGTCACCGACACGCTCAATCAGGCGGAACACCTGCGGGAAGTTTGCGTCGTCAATCAGTGAGCGCATGATACGGATATCCATCGGATATTCTACGTGCGTATAAGTAGCCTTGTACCCCTGGTCGAAGTCTGCCTCACCGACGTGCCCAGTCACGCGCCAGGTATCCCAAGCGTCGATGCCAATAGCGCCGACGCCACTGATCTGCTCATAGGCTCGCACCGACCCCTGCACGTTGAACAGTGAAGGGATAAGCGAAGCCCTCCGATTGAAAGCCAAGTCAAAGCGGAACCGCACGATAGGGTCGAGTGCGTCCGCCCAAAGTCCGTTTCTTTCTCCGTAAATAGGCATTGTTCACTCTCCCTTAAAGTGCCACTAACGCGTGGTGATGCCCGACATTGAAGCGCACGAGAGTTTCCTCTGCCGCCGTGACGGTTTCTACCACCACAAACTCTTTGTTGGACGATGTTGCGACAGTCATAGCGCCAGTTGTTCCTGCCACATCCAGCGTTGCGCCCTTGACGCGGGCATTGGCATCGTAGACGCCATACACTGCGTCAGGGTCAACAATCACAGCGTAAACCGTGGTGCTGTCAGTCCCCGACTTAGTTTCCAGGACGATCCCCAGGAGATTGGTATCTGCTGTAGCAGCAAGGTCAATCTCGCCTGTGTCGAGCGTCACCATATCGCCCTTACTTAGCGTTTCAGTGCCCTGGCAAGTCAGATACTGAATCGTGGCAGGATAGCCACTCTCACGATAACGAAAACGAAAACCTGCACTCGTGTCTGCCATATTCTTAACTCCTTACTTGGGCGCTGTGCCCAGGTCTGGCAGCGTGCCAAGCGATCTATTCGCTTCGGCATCGCTTGCCTTAATCATTGCATCGATGTACTGCTGTTCGGTCATATCTGATACCTTTGCATAATACTTCTGGGTATCTGTCAGCGTGACGCTGCGTTGCGGTTGTTGCGTTCCTCCTGCCCCACCGTCGAGCGATGGAGCGCCTGGCCTGCCACTCGTGGGCAGCCGTCCGGCTTCTACTATCGCTTTTACCGCTTCCGCTACGCCTTCTACATTTCCGTCATCCTTGACGGCGATACCTGTCAGGTTTAGCAATGCATAGGCATCTTCTGGATGTGTAACGCCGTGCTTGGCAGCCTCAGCAATAACCGAGGCCCGGATCACCCGGTCGTTGGCAACTCGGAGCGCTTCATCGCGCGCCTGCTCTGCCTTCTGTGCCCTATCGCGTTCCTTCTCCAGCTCACTCATTGCGGCTTGTTTACGCTCGTCTTCGGCCTTCTCGTAGGCATCCAGCTTGCGCCGTCGTTCGGCGTTCTCGTTGTTGAGTTCCTTCTGGTGCCGCGTAAGCTCCGCGATCTGCGCTTGCAAGCTCTCGACTGTGACGGTGCTACCGGTCGCCGGTGCTGCCGTCGGTGCGGGCGTCTCGCCCGGCGTTGGTACTGCTGTGTTCTCTGGCATCTCGCCTATTCCTTTTCTTGGGCATCTCGCCCAGTGTCCTTGTCACTCCATTGCTCCATGAAGTGCTCCCCGAATATCGCGGCATTGTCCACTATCAAGCACAACATACCAGCCGCAATCTGATCAACCTGCTGCTCACTCATGTCAAGCCGTCTGTCAGCGTTGATAGCGTGCACCGATTCATGCAAAAACGTCTCTGCGAGTTGGGACGGAGCCCGCCCTTCCTTTAGGCTCATCTCAAGGTCTGGATAACTGCATCGCCCCATGTATTCCTGCTGCTCGTCACGGTCATAGATAAGATCGTGATACGTCACGCTGTATTGATGTCCGCCGACCTTCACTGCCTTTGGTTTACTCATGCTTCCCTATCTGGGCCGGTAAGGCCCGCCAGCGGCAAGCGATAAACAGTCTTCGCAGTTCTCACCCGCCTGTATCACCCAATGAATACCATCGTCACGGCTATCTAACGTACAGTGACAATTACCATGACACTGTGTACCACCGTCCCCCGGTGAGTTTGTCAGCACCGGCAGACCTGCCCATGCTTCCAGCTTCTCTTGCGCCTGTGCGTACTCTCGCCAGTAGTCCTGCTGTGTCGCTTTGCCATACTGCGCAACCCTGGACAGTGCTTGTGCTTCACTTACGCTGCCGTCAGCTATACCCTGCGCAAAGTCAAACAGGTGCTTGTACTCGTCTGCTAACGTGCCGCCAGCGCGTACCAGTTGCGGCAGGTTTAGACTATCACTACCCGCGCCGATCAGCGCGTTGGCGATGTGTGCGTCCTTCAACTCACCCGCAACACCCAGCGACCATTGCACCAGGTTGATCTGCCCTGAGTACAGGCGCTCTGTCAGCCGTGTAAGCGCGTCAGTTGTGGCTTGCGCCATTGCGTCTAGTAGATCTGTGCTCATGTTCCGTACTTGCTATCTGTAATAGGTGCGCGCTTGTTCCACAGTCTTATAATTTCTTCCTTGTTTAAATACCAATCTGCGCCAAATGCCATCAAGCAGTCGCCGGATTTGCACCGGATGTCCCATTGTGTTCCTGCGGTGTTAGCCGTATATAGCTCAGCTTGAGCCCCGCAGAATGGGCATGGTTTTAGCTCGTCACTCATTGCGCTTAATCTTTCTAGCCGTATCCGGCGCATTATCCTCTAGCCACTGCTGCGCTTCGATAATGTCACTATCATCCAGCGCGACTAGCGCAAGCAGATCTTCCAGCTCGGGCATATCGCCAAAATCACGCCGCTTCTCGTTCGGCTTCTCTTGCTGCTGCGGGTTTCCCATTGTCAGCTTCTTTCTGCTTGTCTTCAGGTACTACAGGCTGCCCTGGTGCCGGATGCCCACCTGCTTGGAACTGCCGTATAGCCTGCGCCGCTGCCTTTAGCTTTAACTTCTCGAACTCAGCGATCTGCTTGTCGTTGTAGCCCATCTCGCGCCAGATCTGCTTGTCTGGTACACCCAACTGCTTCTTGAGTACCAACGTCTGTAGGTGTTGCGTCTCGTTGCGTGTCTGAGCTTCTTTCCACTGGCAATCAATGCTCTGCTCTTCGTCCATCTTGGCATTACCGAAGGCGTTAGCCAGACGGCGAGCAATCACCATCACCTGCTCCCACGCGTTGCCAAACGTGGTTTGACACTTCTCCGCTTTGGCTACCAGCCCGCTCTCTTCCTGCTGTAGCGTGCCCTCTGCCGGACGCTCCTTGCTCGTCTGGAAGTATGAAATCGGCGTCCGGCTAACCTGTGCAATCGTCATCGTGAACTTGTCAACGACGGCGATTAGCTTAGCGGGATCTTCACCCTCGATTGCCGTCAGGTCAGCGTCAGTCGGAGGTTTCTCGCTGTTAACTACCACGCCGGGATAGATGTCAAGTGCACTCCACCTGTCACCGCGTCCCACCAGTATCCTAAACGCTGCCACGTCCGTCGATGCAAGTAGGTCGATAACCGACTTGTTCAGCGCGTTCTGTAGCGGAACGATGTCCTTTAGTTCGGACTGACCCCAGTCGTAGCCCTGGTCTTTGTTCTTATAGTGGACAATTGGCACGCCCAGCGGTTTACCGCCCTGTGCCCCTGTATCTGTCCACCAGTACCAACCGCAAGCGCCAAGCTCGCCGGGCTGCTCTGTACCGACGGCAGCGCCTGGCTCTGGAGTGTCGAGAAACGGTCGCCAGTTCCCCTCATACTCACCCTCGCTGCTCTGGTACTTCTCTACGTGGTCATCAAAATACAGGTTCATGCGCCTAAACTTGCCGGTGCCGTCCCCCGTCTTGGCTATCCAGCGCTTTGATGCATACTCGATTTCGCCCTTGTGCTCCTGCGAGTAGTGCACCTTGACGCCTTCGCCACCGGTGCATGACAACTCGTTGCTGATCTTCGGGCGCTGATTCTCGTTATCCCATTCAACCATCACATAATGATCGCCGTCTCGGATAGCAGACTGATGCACAATCATCTGCTTGGCGTCCATCTTGTTGGCGTCCCACCATTCCCACAGTGTTTCGCCCTGCCCGCTATCGCCCGTGTCGAAGCCCGTGATCTTCAACCGTTCCGACAGCGCATCAACAACGATAGGGCATAGGTTGAAGTTGAAATCTTCCTCGTCACCCTTAACACTAAGGAACTTCTTTAGGCGCTCGGTTAGCAGCGTGTCGTGATCGCCGTCGTAGTATTCGCGATATTTGATGTAAGCGTTCTGCCGTGCTGTCTCGTCGTTGTTTAAGTGATGCAGATATGAGGAGCTGATCGTGTAATTGGGTATATACGTAGAGTCCAGAATGCTATTGATAGCACTCTGTCCTGTTGGTAGTTTCAACGATGACAATAAACTAGGCATATCTGCTCGCTGTTGGTGGCCCGTATTGTGGCCCTACCATTAACTCCGTTAGTGCCCAAACGACTGCATCCATCCTGTTTGGACTCCATGTGTCCTCTTCTGTCCATGTGCACATTTCATCTTCTAGTGTCGCAAAGGTTCCTACGTGATGGACTAGCCCGCGTTCATACAATGCGGCCACAGGTTCAGCCCTGCGCTTCTTGCCCCTGGTTGCGTTAACTATCTTGTATTGCACCACATGTCCACCCTCGACGGCTCTTATGGTGTTCTCTACCATATCGCCGCCATAATTCGCCTCAGCGACAACCCTATCAGCCTTCCATGTGTTGTAGGCGTCCACGACTGTCTTACCCCACACACTTGGTAGGGCTTGCAAACTATCATCCATCAGTACATATCCATGCCCGTTGTATGACACGCCCGCTATCACAATTCCGCACTCTGTAGCACCGCCGGGCGGATCTACGGCCACAACGATCCGCTTTAGTTCTGGAGCTTCGATAGGCGTTATCCTGTAATCGTCTATCGTCTTGTGTTGCCATGACGCGCCCTCGACATCCTCGACAAGTTCGGCAAGCAGCTCCTGCCGTCCTAGCGATGTTCCCTCATACCGGAGTAGTATCTGCTCACGGAACGTTGGCGCCAGATTGTGAAGGTTCTCGTAAGTCGTGCCGCGTGTCGTAATGCACCGCGGGTTTGCCATTAAGTCTTTGATCATCTTCGTTCGGCGCGGCGTGCCCGTAATAATCGCTCGCGGGTTGTGCCCCAGCCGGAGGCCAAACATAGCCATGTCCCACGTTTCAGGACGGCGCCAGCTGGCCGGTTCGTCTATCCATAGTGCGTCATGTTGCGGACCGCGTAACCTGTCAGGCTCATCCGCGCTGTATGTGATAGATATTGCGCCA